CTCCTTTTGATGGAACACAATTTGGAACCTTTCTTCCACCCTTCTTCTTCATTCCAACTTGAGTATAACCTTTCCAACAGGGATCCTTGTCTTCTTTCATTGTAGGTTTCTTTTCTACTTTTTTTAGTTTTGTATAATAATCTGGAAGTTCATCTACGTGCTGGAGTGCTGTTATTTTGGCACCACTTTTACTTGTGGTATGCTCACCTTCAACTTTAGTTCCCATTTTTACTTGATTAATAACATTATCCAGAGGAACTTTGTGCTTCTTAGCAATTTCTTCTGGGGATCGATATGGTTTTACGGGACCTTTAGGATCTTTCATAATTGATATTATTCTTCTATATTATTTAGAAGTCCTTGTTTTATAAGTTTTGATAACTCAGAAGTTGATCCAACAAACAATGCATTGTTCACTGTGGTAGGTCCACCCTTAGTTGGAGCATCAAGATCTTTCATCTTTTTCTGAAGATCTAATAATTTATCACTTACATCACCAACAGACTTAATAAGTTGTCCAGCAACTTCATATGCTCTTGGATGATCTGAACTTTGAGCAACTTCTAAAATTCCATTAATTGCTTCTTGCCCCTTCTCAATTAGATTATATAAATTTGCCCTAGTATATTCATAGTCTTTTCTGGGGTCATCTGGAATGTTTACTGGTTTACTTTCAACTGGTTCTGCAGAAACTAACTTAGTCTCAACATTCAATGCCTTTTCAATTCCTTCAAATTTATTTTCTTGCATTTTCATTCATCCACATCAATTCCTTGTGCTGTGCTATAAGTTTTGAAATCTGAAAAATCTTCCAATATACCATTAAATCCAAAATCATCTCCAAATTCAATCAATGGATCATCTAGTGAATTAATTGCTCCATCATCATTATAATCCTGAAGTGCCTTAGGTGTTGAAGTATATCTAACTTCTCTTCTTGCATTCAGAATTGCATCAGTTGCATAATCAACTTGAACCTTCTTGATTAGTCCACTTGAATCGTCTGGGATTTGATTAAACACATAAGTTTTTGCTGTAAAATTTAATGTGTAATAAAGCAATCTTCTTTGCTTAAAATCCTCTTCGTAAGTATCTCTAAAATTCACACGATTCAGAATAATTGGAATATCTTTTACTTCTGATATTTCTGGAATTAGATTAACACTAACATTAAATGATGGTTGAAAAAATGGAATAATTTGTTCTATGATTTGTAAAACATCGTCTTGAATTTTTGATACTATTGTTAATTCAAAACCAATATCATATGGAACTGGCATATAGATATTTTTAATTTCTTTACCGTCCTCAACACTCGTCCCCTTGAAAGTTTGAATTGTTGATGCCTTTCTAGAAGGAGCATACTCTATAGAAATCATTTCAAATGACATTCTTGGCAGAGTAGTGGAAATTCTTCTATTCCCATCTGGAGACTGCTCTACTCTTGCTAGGAACTTTTGAATTGGTCCATATGCCAATGGAACTTTTAAAGTTGAAATTGAATTATTATTAGAGTCTAAATGTCGTATTGAAATATCATTAAATAGTGTTCCAAAAGCAACTACAGTTTTGTGTATGCATTTATTGTAAAAATAATTTCCAAACATTGTAAAAAGTTCCTAGTTATACTATTTAATGGTTTAAAGATCTCCAAAAGGATTAATCTCACTGAAATCAATAATATTATCACCTTCCTCTTCAATTACTTTATTGTCGTCGTATGATGTGGAAGACGTTGGAGTTTCGTATGCTTTAATAATATATGTAGCATTAGAAGTTTCTCCAGTGATTGTTTCACCAACAATAAAATCTGTTCCAATTCCAGAAACTTTTAATGTTTTTGTATATGGATCCCAATTTTGAACAATTCCAGTTATATTTCCTATTGATGAATTTACTGACTCTCCAAATATAAAGTTGCCAGATGAAACAGTTGTTCCAGAACCAATTGTGATTGTTGGTGATGTAGTATATCCAAAACCAGCATTCACTATTCTAATTGCAGATACTTCTCCAGAGGAATTTAGTATTGATTCTGCAATTGCAGTGGTTCCTCCAGAAACAGGAGATGAGAACGTTACTGGTGGTGGAGAAACGTATCCACCACCAGGGGAGGTAAGTGTAACTACTCCAATGGTTCCACTTGTAGAAATTCCAACAGATAATTTAATGCCATATCCACCACCACCAAAGAAAGAAATTTTTGGAGTAGTTGTATATCCAAATCCTGGATTCTGAATGTAAACCTTATGTAAACTTTGTTTTGAAAGTAATGTTCTAGAATTGGTCATAATACCAACTACCTGACATTGAGTTCCAGAAACTGGTGGATCAACAATTATAGTTGGAGTTGAAGTAAATCCATATCCTTCATCTATAATATCAATTTTTTGAACTGCACCAGAAACAAGTGAAGTATATGCAGAAGCAGTAGATCCTATTCCTGAGAGTGTTAATGTTGCAGTATATCCAAGATCTTTAAATTGAGTGTCAATGTCATTAATACCAGTCTTAACTTCATCATCTTCAAACTCATAGACTTCACATCTCAGTTCATAAACATAAGTCTTTTGTAGTTGATAGAATGGTTTTCTATTTTCTACAAATTTAATTTCCATCAAACTATCAGACAATGGAACATAAATTAAATCACCTTCATTTGGTCTTAATGAATTCTTAAATGTTCCTATTGCCTTCATTAATTCTGAAATATAAAGTTCAAATCTTTCTTTTGATATGATTAGAGTCATTTCATCAGTTACTTTGACTCCAAACTTACTCATCAAAACACTATTTGCATCAAATCCCTCATAATTCATAATATATGCTTCTATTGGAAAAGCATTTTTGAATTTTGAATAAATTACATCTCTTATTACTTTTCCTTCTGAAAATATTTGCCTGGGCAAATAATAAACTTCGGCACCATAAATCTTCAATTGTTCATTGATTAAATCCTGAACAAGATTTTGTTCTGTGTTAGATCCCTGAAGAAAAAATGAATTTAACATATTATCCTATTAGATCCAATGGAGGTAATTCAAATTCCAGCATCATCTTATCTTGAATATCTTGGAGATCTTTTTGAGCATCGTCATATATCTGCCTTCCATTAAGTTCGACTCCTCCAGGAAGTTTAACCCCCTGAAACTTAATTAAATTTTGTCCCCACTGTCTCTTAATTAGAGCAGTCAAATATAATTTTAAGAACGAATCATTCCAAACTTTTACAAAATCGTTTGGATCTAAAGTTCTATAACATTCGATAAGAAGATAATCATCAACCTGAAGAGTATCCCAACTAGTATCTAGATATAAACGATTTTGTCTCTTGTTAAATCTAATTTGTCTTTCTGGATTAATGATCCAATCAATATCTTCTAGATATCTTTTAGTCACATAGTAATTCAATAGTTCAGTAGAACTGAACCAGTAGATATCATTTAAAAATAATTGATAGTTTACATTGAATAGGTTTGATGCAATAGTTCTATTGCTAAGTTTAAATATTCTTTCGACTCCAATTACTGAATCTGGAACTGGAATATAGTTACTATTCTCTTCCCAAGCAAATGTTCCAATTCCAGAAGATGCAAAAGTGGTAACTATTCCAGCAGAACTTTCTCCACCTCTAGCACGACCTCTATCTTTATCTTCTTGTGTTAATTTATATTTGAGAAACATTTTTTCAACTCCATCAAAATGTCTCTCATAAAAATATTGCAGGGCATCATCTACAAGATCATCAATTTGCTCCTCAGCAACGTTTATTTCTAAAACGGGAGCACCAAGTTTTCTTAGGCAATAATCAACTAATTGTTGTCTTGATGCTGGTTTTGCCATTATTCCAATACTTTTTAACTATTTAGTTAGATGATAATAAATCTAATTTTTGCATAGTTTCTTCAAGACCCAAATATAGTTTCACGTAGCATTTGCAAATATTTCTCATTAGATCGATATTTGTGCAAGTATCCAATTCTCTTGAAATTTTTTCAAATTCAAATAATTTTGACATACTTTCAAGTTTTAACTCTTCATGATTCATTTACAATTCTCCCTAATAAGGTTTTAATTTCTTCAATTGAGGATTTGATATTAACAAGATCTGATTTAATAATATCAATCTCCTCAGATTTTCTTTGTCTTATTTTCCTATTCCTATCATAATTTGATGATTCTATTGAGTCTGTATTAATGATTGCATTAGTATCCAAATCCCTTATTAGATTTGGATACCCATCTACTCTAGCATAATTCTTCTTCATTTAAGTGCTATTGCTCTTAGGTCTTTTATAAGTGGTGAATATGCTTGATTTGTTGTAGTTCCAATAATTTTAATTGCAAACGATGTAAACTGTGCAATATTATCAGCAGTGAATGAATACTCTAGATATTGACCAGATAGACTTGGGGGAACAAGAGCATCCGATCTACCATCATTGTTATCTTGATTGATAATTTGATTATTTACATCTAGATTTAAATACCCAGGGAACAGTTCCCAGTTTTGATCTTCATCTGGAGTATCATCTCTAAAGATTTTATAGAGAACTCTAATATCAGAATACGCAGATCTGTAAGCAGAAAGTAGAACTTTTAATGATGTAGCAGAATCACTTAAATCAATTCTCTTTGAAAGATAGATGAATGAATTTGGATCATTGACATTCGAATTAACTCTAGAATCTATTTGATATGAATCTAAATTAATTGGTTGATTGATTAGGTAATTCTCTACAAATATATTTGTATTTTGTAGATTAATTGCTGGAGAGATATTAGAATTTGAAGTGTTTAAATTTAATTCAAGGGTTAATGATTTATTATCATTAAATTGTGCAGAAGGTAAATATTCTAATTCATTTAATCTGGAACAAACCATTCTTGGAGTATCAAATTTATTGATACTGCTAATTCCAATTGACTGATATCCATTATCTGCGAATGAAATTTCAGATCCATCTACACTAGTAGAAGAAACTGTTCTAACAGATGCAATAACAGATGTTGATTGGTAATTGGATACGAAATCATCATCAAATTCTAATGAGGCAAATTGAATATTCTGAGATGCATATACCTCAGTTCCACCACCAAATTTATCTGCCATAAATGTTATTCCATCATCAATCTTTCTTACATAGTAATGATCGATTGTTGGGTTAATAATTCCCTCAAATGTTTTATTAAGTTGAACTAATGAAACTCCATTAAATTCATACTTATAAACTAAAGAGTTAATTTCGTGAGTTATTGGAGTAGTTCCAAATTGACCTCTAGAAATGCCAGTTAATTGACCAGAACTAGCTCCAGTATATTTAATAATTTCATCTCCAATCTTAATATATCCAGGACTCAATGATTCTACTGGGGTTTGATTAAATAAAGTAAAGTTACTTGTAGATGCACTTGGAATTATAATTGCCGAATTTGAGTTTACATTGTATTCTGATTCAAGTTTTACAGGCAACCCATCTGGAGCAATACCAGATAGTTCTACAAAATTATTTTCAGAATACATTCCATGATTTGGATGATAAACTCTGATATGTCTTCCATCATTATATGGAGATTCTGCTAAAACGGTTAATGCAGCAATTGGATTTTCTGGAAGTTTATTTTCAATAGACTTTGTTGGAACAATTGTATTTGATAAGAATGCAGTTCCACTGGTAGGACTAAACTGTGCCTTATTTAAAGTGAACTTGAGATCTTCTTCTGGAGTTGCAACCCAAGTAGTTCCATTTTGAGATTTAAATAATGATCCCAATGAAGGTTGTTTATTGATAATAACCTTTTGAACTTCTGGTGAAGATGCCGTTGAAATCTCAACTTCTCCCATTCTAGAAACCCAAACATTATAATTATCAGAATCTGAAATCAGAACAACTGCATACTCTCTTCCACCTTCTAATCTTGTAAGATTATCAAATTTGAAATTTGTTGCAACAGATGCATTTGTGCTAATAGAAATTTGATTTGCATTTAAAACTTTCTTTAAATTGCCAACAATCTTATCTGGTCCACCAGGAATTCCAGATGAAACTTCTCTAATTTGTAATTCAACAGGAATAGTTTCATCTTTTGTTGCAAAGAAGATATCCACTGATGTAATAAATACACCTTCTTCTTCTGGAACATTAAAAGTTTGTGCTAAAGGATCATAATATTTAATTTTAGTAATTACTACTTTCTTACCTTCGGAAACAAAATTAGTTTCTGCAGTGCTTGTAAATTCACCAGGAACCCCAAGTGCTGCTGTTGTAGTTGTAACCTTAGCAGTAGTATTTCCAGTTTCAAATTTAAGGGGAGTTTTCTTTGGATTTGGAATGAAGAATGCTCCAATCAATGTGCCATTATCATCACTAATTAATCTAATCTGAGAAACTTTTGCTGATGCTCCACTAGATGTTCCATATAACTGCATACCGTTGGTTATATTACCAAAATATTGACTCTTAGTTGGAAGTTCTAATGATTCAGTATCAACATTCAATACAGTTGATTGTGGTCCATATATTGAAGACAATGAAGTGCTTGGTTGATATGGATTAATTGAGTATGTTGACGATGGATTATTATATGCTCCAGATTTATGATTTGGTGTACAAAGTCTAAATGAAACGGTGTTTCCGTTGGAATCATATCCATTAACAAGTTCACCTACTGCAAATACTCCTATTACATTGGTAATTTCAATTAATTTGGGGAATGCATAAGTAGACCCAGTGCTATTGTCAGATAAATTTTTTGAATCAAATATAAAATCAAATTGTGATATTGGTTTTAATCTTGTTCCAATAAATTCAACATTTCTGGATCTCATGTATGGAATTGAGGATGTTGTTTTGATTTTCTCAGTTGTTCCCCTTTTCTTACTATTTGCAACATCCTTGGTCTTCTTAATCTTAATCTTCCATTTATCTTTATCTGGATTTAGATCTAAATTGCCAGACCAAGTTATAATGTTAAATGGATTAATGTTAACAATTCTGCTTGCAAATGGTTGTTTTTGATAATTAACTTCAGTATAATCTAAGGTTAGTGTATTTCCAGTTACTCTTAGATTAGTTGTTGTATTTGTCTCAAGACTCAGTTTAGTTCTTTCAGTTTCGGCACTTAATGTGTTATTTAAAATTTGTGCATTAAATGAAACATTGGAGTCATCTGACACATCATAAGAACTGAAATTGTCAACAAAGAATCCACATTTAAATCTATTAAATCCATCATTATCTTCAATAAGAAGATTTTGAGTAGAAATTTCTAGAAGTGATAGTGAAGTATAAAATTCTAAATTCTCAACTCTTTTTTCTATGTCTCGAATATTAGACATAGTGTATCTCTTATGATCTGCTAATTCAATAACAATATCTTCAGAAACATTAAAGACATAAGCAGATGCTGAAATTGTAGCAACATCTAGAACTTCTTCGGAAATGTTAGGAGCAATTGGTGTTTCTGATGGTTCTCCCAATACAACGTTGAAGTTACCATCTTTATCTAATGTAAGTTTATCTGTTCTGGGCAGATAGAACTTATAATCAAATACTATTGACTCATTTGATTTTAAAATTTGAGTTGAATTATTAGATCCTGTATTAAATACTCTAGATCCATACTCAAATGGACTCAGTGTGCTTGCAGTGCTATAATCATTAACTCTTGGTCTGATATCAATAGAATCTGTATTTCTTACAAAATCAAATGTAGGAATTTTATTTCCATACAGATTTTTTGGATAACTTTCTACAGAAATAACATCTCCAAAATCTGTATCTTCGAATTTGAAATAATCAAATACAATTTTTACTCTCTTAGATATTTCTTTAGATGCATCTTTCTTTATCAATCTACCAATATCATAAAAATGCTTTCTTTGTCCATTATCAACTATAAATTCTGAAATAATATTATCTTCACCTGGAGTTACAATTGTTACAGTTGCTTCTGCCTCAGATTCGTTAAATGTAATTACTTCATTAACATTAAATGTATTTTGTGATTTGTATATGAATGAAATGCTAGAACTAGAAACTTTCTCTACACAAATGGCAACTGCTCCAGAGGTATTTCCAATAAAGACCTCTCCCAGAATAATATTTGCTGTATTTAATCCAGAAATTGTTATGCTTGGAAGTTGTGGATCTGAAGAAGTAGATGATTGGAATATTCCGTGAACTTCAAAAATATCTGGATAATTTAAACTAATTTCTTGATCTTCAACTCTTGTTCCATAAATTGAGGAATAAGTTAATCCAGAACCTGAAATTACTGGATTATATTTACTTCTATTTAAAGTTACTGATGAGCAACGTTGAAGTTTTTTATACTTCGATGAAACATTAGATTTAATCTGAGTGACAATTAATTTTGCGGAAGATGCTGATGCTACTGACAATCCTGTTAATGAACCAGTTTTCCCACCAACATCTATAGTTACTTTAGATTCATCTAATGGGATATTATTGCCACTATCATCAATCAAACAATACCTTTCTTCGTCAAATGTTGCATAAACAAAATCAGTATTTGATAGATTTGGTAGTGTTAATGAGTTGCTAGAGATTGTTAATCCAGTATAGTATTTTTTAACAAAAATGCTAGAATTTAAGAAACTTACCTCAGATATATTAGAATTTTCTAGTGATGAATACAGTGAAGAATCATCATAATTTCTAATTTGAGGTCTAATTATATTGATATTATTTAATTGAGTTGTGCTGCCAAGAGTATTTGTGCAGACATTTGCGACTGAAGCAATTTGTGAAATTGTAATGCTAGTTTTATTTGCATTTATGGAATCAATCTTTGCATATACTGGCAGGGATTCTCCAGAAGAAGAATATCTAACTATATCATTTACCTTCAGTCCACTAGCAAATGATGTTCCATCTTGTCTTACAATAGTAGCAGTTGTGCCACCAACTGTTATTGTTAGTGGTCCATTTATTAATATCGATTCTGTAAGTGAAGAATCTGATGTAAATGTTCCATCAGAGACTGATTTAACATCTTGGATGGAATAGTCTATTACAGTGTTAATAGTTGATGTAGTAGTAATGCCAGATACAATAAGGGGTTCATTCTGAATGAATGTTCCAGAAACTTGATATAATGTTAAATTTTGTCCAGAATATGTCTTTAAATATCCTGATGCATTACTATACTGACCTTGAATATAACTTCCAGTAGAAATTCCAGAGATAGAAGTATTTGAAACTAGGTTAGTATATGTTTGAATATCAAACAGATATAGATTTGACTGACTTGATTCGTTTACATATGGAGTATTGTGATATTCAAAATCATATACTCGTGCCAATCCAATAGCATCTGCTGCAGTTGGTAAATTGGTATCACTAAGTCTAGTGCTGTATAAAGTAATTGATGAATCGGTGGTGATGCCGATTTTTGGAATATTTGTTATATTATTGACTCTAAGTATATTTCCAGCATAGAAATTTGACGAAGAGGATTCTATATTTTTTGTCGTTCTTGGTTTTTCGTAATCTACCAATTCTGTTGATGTGGGAACTTCATACCCCTTAACATATGCTTTACCTGGGGAAACTTTAAGAGTTGCCAGATCATCAGAAGGTTCTAATCCACCAGATGTTTTTTGATTACTTAAATATTGACCACCATTGCCTAAATTATCATTTAAAGATTCTAGAGCAGTTACTTTAACTGGTTGCACATAGTAATTGCCAGATTCATCATATGTTCTTCTTGCTAAGACATCAGTGATAAATGCATATGGATCATTATTATTCAGTTTTCTAACTACACCATTTTCAACTCTGAATAATTCAATAAAACTATCATCATCAAAATTATCTAATTCCTTTTTAGTTAAAGTAGTTTCAATCTTTAATCTATCTGCTCCTGGTGCAGCATAGTTTGAAAATCCTTTTGCATTGTCAGTAAGATCAGGATCTTCATCAGAATCTACTATAGATTCAATTACTTGAAGTCCAACCCTATATGATGGAGTATTTGTATACGCATCTAAAATAATTGTATCTTTAGATATATTTACAAAATATCCTCTAATAAAATAAACACCATCTTCAATTTTTGCTGAAGAACCAACAGAAGATGCAGTTCTATTTGTTGGAGATAATACTCGAAATACTGCAGTATCTGCTGCAAATAGAGTAGATCCTACAGTTACATCAGATTGAACTAATAACTCCTCTCCATCTTGAAATATTTCTGTATTAAAATCTTCAGAGGATGAATTTTGATACTTAACATAAAGTGCTGTCGTATTTCTAGTTGAATTTTCATCCAACTTTGACATCACATATTCAATCTTTGCAGTAACTCCAGTTGTTCTTCCTTTTATTATTTTCCCAACAAAACTATCAAAGTATGTCTCAACAGAGATCCCCTTATAAGTATCTTCAATTTCTATGCAATTGAAAGTTCCATCATAAGCAAAATTACCTGGAATTACTATTCCACCGTTAGAGAAAAATTTACTTCCAAATTTTTCAATTTGATTTTGAAGAATTGACTGTAAATTGCTTAATTCTCTAGTTTGTACGGTTACTCCAGGTTTGAAAAGAACCTTATAGTAGTTCTTCTCATCACTAAAATCGTCATAATAAGGACTTACGTTTAGGTTAGTGCTTTGTGGCATTTTAGAACTCTATAATGATTTTAATGTCTTCCCTTTGATTTGATGTTCTTGTAATTGTAGATCTGTTATCTACATACAATATATCACCACTCTTTGTATTTATATCTGGATTAGATAGACCATTAGTAAATGTTTGTCCTAAATATTCTCCATTATATTGAGAACCACTAATATTTGCTACTTGGTATGAAGTTAAATCATTTCCAATAGTTACATTAGATGTGTTAAATTGTGAATATTGATATAATGAAGATGTGGCAATTCCAGCAAAATTTGGATTAGTTATGTAAGGGTCAAAAGTTTTTGAAATTCCTTGAGATATTTCTGAATAGCAATCAACGTATTCTTCTCTTGATTGAATATATTTTAAAAATGTTGCTGAACCAATTTCATCAGCACTAGCAATTACTCCCTTTGCATTGGTTGATGGTTGATTTAATCTGTAATCAGATATTCCTACCAATCCAGTTGTATCAAGAGCAATTCCATATACACCAGAACCAGTTGTTCCAGTAAAATATGATCCAGAACCATTGCTTAAAACATCTTTAATAATTCCAACTCTTGCAAATTGGTTATCGATTACAAAATCTGGATTTGTGACGGGATTTTCAATTCTACTATAAACTAAACATCTAAATGCTCCCAGTTCCTTATAGACATCCGCACCATGACCACCAGGGGGAGGAATGATAACATTGAATATAGATTTGTCTGTTCCAGCACTTCTAGGAACAACAGAGTCCAAATCTAATGTGGCATAGGTATATCCAGATCCTGGATTAATAACTTCAACCTTTACTGGATAACCTTCAGAATCAAAAATAACTAGAGCAGTTCCTCCAGTTCCATCACCTCTTATATTGCAGGAAACTCCTAACTCTGGATCAGTTCCAATTAAATATTGAGTAGATTTTTCAATTAAAATTGTTCTAATTGCACCAGCAACAGCACTTGATCTAACCTCAGATATTGCTGCATTTGTTGAAGTTTTCCAATTACTTGGAACTGGAATATAATCTGTAGAATCAAATTTTAAATAATTGGAAGGACTTATTGTGTAAAGAAATTTCCAAACATATCCATCCCCCCTATCAACATATTCATTTGTATCTGTGTGAGATGGTTCTATTGTAGATGGAACTCCATCTAAATTTCCTGGTCCTGATCCATTATTTAAACATATGTATACTGAGAATTCACTATTCATTACATAGTACTTACTATCATATAACCTTGTTGAACTAGAATTTGCTGTCAAGTTATATGTGCTATAGTCATGTCTGTACATATCATAACGAGTGCCAGAATTCCATTCTACTTTTGGAATTGCTCTGATTACATCAGTAGATGTAATCTTTTTTACTCCAAGAATAGATTCTTTAAATGAATTGTGATAATTAAAATTGTCTATAGGATTCTGTGGATTTGTATCCCAAGAAGTCCAATATTCAGTGGGGTTTGGATATCCAATAAAAACATAATAATTTCCCAAAGTGGGATCATCTTCAACTGATTGGATAGAGTCTATAAAATTTGTACAATTTTGTATTTTTAAATTATCGGTTATAATTGCTGGCATTGTACCGTGTCTTTTACCTTATTTATTATATTTTTCTCCAAATACTGATTGGTAATGTTGCAGCAGATTGGTTAGTTGCACTTGTAGATATGCCAATTACTCCTGGAGCAATTGATATCACTTTATAACTATCTATATATCGTGATTCAACATAGTCTCCAATATTAATATTTGATGTATTAATTCCAATTGTAGATGCTGAGGCAACCGAGAGTGAACCAGTTGCAGTTTTTATTGATGTAAATCCAACCTCAATTGAACTTAAAGATTCCCTTGCTTTACTGATTAACTCCCCACCAATTATTAAATCTTGTTTTTGTGGAGTAAAGTCAACTGGTCTATATGTAACTGAATCATATGATAATCCTTTTTTATTATAAATCTCAGTTTTAAGTTTATCAGAACTTACGATTCTCTTTACAGTTCTTCTTATTTGAGTTTGTGGATTCTTTTCGAGATTCTTTTTGAGTTTTAAACTATCTCCAACTTTAATTTTTGGATCTATATCATTGAATATCATATCTCCAGGACTACCAGTATAAAAATAAACTTTTACTGTGCTTCCAATGGGTGGAGGTTCACTTAAAATTAATTGAGTTCCTCCATTAAATGAATATGATTCTCCTGGTATTTGTAGGACATCATTGACAAATAATAGGACATTCTGAGCAATATCAATCGGAGATCCAGGTGATGATTCTAGACTGAGTAATTGTGAGTTTTCTAATAAATTAAATATTTTCCTGGTTCCATTTACATATGGAGTTAAATCATCCAATTTTCTTAAGTTGCCCAAATTCCAAGCAGAAAATGTATCCTTACCAACATCCAATACTAGTATTTTAAGTGTATCAGATTCAGTTTGGTCTGATGTTCCAACTGTATTTGGTACAGTTAAAATGTCCCCAGTGGAATATCCATATCCTGGATTTGTAAATCTAAATTCTTTAATTTCTCCAGAATCTGAAATGTCAAAGGAAACTTTTGCACCTATTCCATCAGAACTTCCAGACAATAAAACATTATGATATTCAAAAGGAGGTTCAATTACTATACTTGGGGTTGAACCAGCACCAATATAAGTACAAGCAACTGATACGTTTACTGAGGTAATAAATCCATCTTGAATAATAGCAGTCCCATAACCACTAATTCTTTGACCATTTTGTTCAAATGTTATAGATGCTGCATACCCAGGTACTTGTCTATATCCAGATCCAGAATATGCAATTCCTATATTACTATTATTAATATAATAAATTCCACCAGATTCATTTTTAGTTGTTTCATATAATTTTGCTTGCTTAAGTTGTTGATAATTAAATCCACCACTAAGACCATATCCAACGATTATTCCACCTCTTGGGAATCCTTTTACATTAACATCATAATCTTTTGGTGCATCTCCCTGTGTACCAATTCCTATAAAATTAATATTTGTTGAAGTTCCTCCAATTTCTTCAAAATAGAATGATTCTTCAAATTCTGGATACTGAAAAATATTATTAACTAAAACAATTCCATTATCTGATGATATTCCAACAGTAGAAATACCAGAAGATTTTAATTCAAATGATGTTGAAATTCCATTAAATTGTGGTGATATATCATCAAAAACTTTATTGCCAGAATATTCAGATTTTAAGAATGCTCTTCCTGAAAATGAAGATCCACCAGAAATATCTGACACATTTAATTCCATTTTACCTATTGGAGTAAATATATCATACTGACCTGCAGTTGTTGTAAACTCAACTTTTATTCCAGAAATTGCATTTTGATAAGTGCTTGCAAAACTAAAATTATTTTCATAATTTTTAATTGCAAAATAAATCCTCCCACTATCCAATCCTTGTGGAGGGTTTTGGGTGGTCAATCCAACAATAGACCCTGTTTTTATTTGAGAATTAAATATACTGAATGAAAAATTATCATTATAAAAATCATTTGGAAATAAAGTGTAATTAAACTTCCTGCCCTGAAATGGAGGATCTGTAAAATAAATTGTGTCTTTAACAATATTATACTGTCCAGACATAATTGTTACCATGTCTGTATTCGCATCAAATTCTACTTGATTAGTTCCAAGAACAGTAGGACCTCTAAAAATACTTACTGTACCTACTCCAACATTTGTTCCACTATATGTTACATTTACAACTTTTGCATATTCTTCTCCAATTTTCAATATAGTTCCTTGTGTTATTCCTTTTAAAGATTCTAATTCTAAGGTTGAATTACTAATAATAGAATTAATTTTAACAGTATTTGCAATTGATACTGGTGATTGTATGATATTATCAATTGAAATTAGACATTTTGAGTTCTTTTTATCACATTCAAATGAATGTACTGTTCCTATTCCAACTGAAGTAAAGTCAACATATTGATTAGATTCTGCTAAATTTTTTGATAATGCTATTCGAATCTTTCCATAATCAACAAAAATTGGATATACTTCTTCTGGCAGAAATGTTGTTCCTAATACATTTCCTGGACTTGTAGTAGAAATTCCTAAGGCAGATCCACCATTTGGAAATTTGTAAGTTAAAGTTTCTCCAGTATTAAAAAAATGATCTTTTATTGTTATGATATTATTTTGAATATCAACAACAGATCCACTTGCCCCATTAAATTCTTTATAAAAAATTGATTCATCATTGTGTTTAAGTAAAAATGAATTTACTCCAAAACTATTTGGAACATAAACTGTGCTTGTGGAATTATCTGCCATTTTAATTATAGTAGAGGATTAGTTGATCTTAAAATGCTCTTTTGATAGAATTTTATATCATATGTTGCCAGATTATTTGGATAATATGCCAACGTATATGTGCCAGAATTTTGATCAAATATAGTGTTAAATTCTAAATCATCAAAGTTTCCAATAATTCCATAATTTATATTATTTAAATACTTTTCTTGTGCTGGAATAATATCATAATGAACTGAGTTTATTTGAATAATACTTCTTTGTGTTGTGACCCCAACTGTTTTTTGGACTTCAATTACATATTTAGATGCTGCATAATCTTTTGATATTGTTGAAATTCCAATTGGATCTAATGTAGAAGCAGTAAATTGAATTCTGGAACTATTTAATTTTGCATATTCCAAATCTTGTGAACTGGGGTTTACTTGAGTATTTACCAATAGATTGGCATTAATATACAGGTATGTGCTTACATTGGGAACTGCGGTATAAGTAATTTCAATATTATTTGAAGCTCCTGTTGAAATTCCTACCTCACCAAGATTTCTAATTTGATTTTCTGCATACACAGAGGAGATTATTTGTTGTCCATTATATACAAAAGTAAATTCCAAATATTCTTCTACTGATCCATAAGTTGTTGAAATTCCAACATATGCAGTGCCAGATTTACAATTTGCTAAGGTAGCAATATTAATTCTTTTTTCTGTTGGAGATACTTCTGAAGAGAATGATGTAGTAATTGCAACGTTACTTAAATTTCCATAATTTGTGATAGTTTGATCTACATTTAATGCAACTACATCTTTTATAGTTTTTGAACTAATAATATTAAAAGTATTTGATGGTATAAGTTGTAATAAAATTTCGTTTGGATTACTTGGATTTACCTGTGAGATAAAAGTGCCCAAATTTTCCTCCTCAAAATATGAATATACAACCAAATTGACACTATCATTCCTTTTAGATAGGTATATTTCTGCTAATGAAGGTAATTCAAAATCTGTATAAATTGATTTCGTTGATTCTGTGAATGTAAAGTATTTTGCAATAAAAGTTCCAGCTCCAAATGTTGGAATAGTATCTACTGTGATGGATGCAAAGGTTATATTATTGTTAAAATTACCAGAAATATCATCTATAGAAAGAACTCTATTTTTTATTGATAGAAAATAATCTGATAATTTTGTGCTTCTGAATGTTAAGATCTCAGAATACAAGTTATCATTATCATCAACATCTTCTAAAACAAGATCAAAATCGTTAATAGTATTCACATCAACATATGAATTTATGGAGATATTGATATTTGAATTGTCAGTAGAAGTTACTTGATGACCAGTAATATCCTCAGATTCTACTACTAAATCTCCAAATTTCTTTAATCCAGTAATATGAGACAAATCTGAAACTGGAGAATCCCAGTCAGTGTTCTGTATATTGCTCTTTAATGAATATGAAAAATTCTGGTAATAGTCATTATCTGGTAGTTTCTGAACTATTTCAGAAAGATTTCCTTTTTGATCAATCCAACCAATAGACTTTGTTTTGCTACTAGAAATAGAAAACTCTGAGTATTGTGGACTTATTTTGACTATAGTTCCTTCAGAGTTACTATTTTCCCCTCTAATACTTTGTGATACTGTAAATTCAGAAGAATCATAAACCTTGAGGGTGGATTTATATAATGTATCTGTATTATTGTTTATAAGAGTCGTGTTCCCTACTGGTTCATTGGAATAAAACTCATTTTCAGAAACTACTACTTCACAACTAGGAAGATCGTTTGAATTTGTTACATACGCAATATCATATGATATTGAAATGCCTGGATTATTTGGAAGTTCATATCTAATAATAGATTGGTTTGGATTTGAATATGAAGTAATTATTCCAACAACATTAAATGTATTATAAGAATATTTTTCAGAATTATATCCAAATCCTAAAGAAACTATCCCCTCAACAAAAATTTGGTCATTTACATTGAATGGAAGTGGATTGGAAGTAGTAAATCCAGAAGATGGAGTTTCGACTCTTAATGATACTAAGAATGTTCCTGGAGAAGTCTCTGAACTAGATGCTTCTATAATCTTAATACCATTGGAATTTTCAGTAAATACTATTTTATTTCCAGTTTTGGGCAATCCATATCCAGGATTTGCAATTACAATTTCATCAACAGAAGATCCACTAAGATTGCAATATGCACTAAAACTATCATAAATTGTATTTGTATTTTCATTATAAAGTTTTACGCTTGGAGATGATAGGTAATTTGCTCCACCAAAGTTTAACTTTAAGTTAGAAACTTTATAATTATTGTCAAGATATAGAATGGAATATAAATTTGATATAGGTTTTAGTGTCGTGTCTGATGGATAAGTAACATTGGAAATAGTTTCAATTTTATTAATTTTTCCAATTGTAGTTGTAATTGGTATTAGTGTAGCATTGGTTCCATTACTATCAATTGAGGAAATCGATGGGAGTTTTTTGTAATCATTTCCTTTAAATAATAATCTTGTGCCATTTATAGGACCAGTTGCTTGAGAATTTAATATGTCATAAGATAATGTGGTATTTCCAACTGCAACATAACTACCTACTTCTGGTTCTGAAGATAAATTAATTGTAAATGTGTTCTCTGTGATTTCTACGATTTCTGAATTTGAATTGAAGATACTTGGCAATATCTCAATACAATTTGCATTTTCTACATTAGTATCTTGATAAAGATCATTTGAAGTTTCGATATTATAATAAAGTTTGCTTGGAGTATATTCAGTGATTCTTAATGTTAATTTTGTTGCAGTTTTTGTGACTTCAATTCCAGATATGCCGTTTCCAATATACTCATTTTCAAAATTTTCATCAGTATAAAGTTTGAATGTAGTTCCAGATAAAGTTGATGATGATAAATCAAATTCAACAATTTGATTTTTATATACTGTTAGTTTTGGATTATTGGATGAATTGATTCTAAGTTTTGCAGTGGATGAATTATACGATGCAGAAAATACAACAGTAGATCCTGAAATGACATTTAAACGCACTACGTCACTTGTAGATAATCCATGAGATGATGCAGTAGATACTATTGATTCATTATATAAAATATTTCCAGTAACTATAGGTCTAGTTGTTACTAATTTGTGAAGATGTCCTTCTCCAGAGTTTATGAAATATAGTAATCCATCTGAAGAATTTATTTTAGTTTTATCATCAGTAAATCCAATGATATCATTTCCTAAATCTACAATATAAAGATTTGGGATTGCACTTAAAATATTGACATTTGTATCAATAAGTTCTCCATTTGGATCTACTGTGTATACTACCTTTTCTCCATGCTTAAATTTGTGATTTGGCATCCAAATTCCAGCAGTTCTTATAAATCTTGTTTCAGATATTCCTTCACCAAAAGGATTTTTTGTAATGACATTTCCAGACCCAGGATTAGTTCCAAGTCCAACAGAAATTAGATCAGAATCGAAATAATAGACTTCATTTTTTGAAGACAGATCTAACTTTTGATTTAAATTAAATTGAAACTTATTTGATAATAATTCAACTTCTGATTGAGATGCTGCTGATGTAGAATCATTTTCCCTTAATACAGTGATTGAATTATTCAAATAATCAAATCCAACAACAGTTAATACTTCTGCTCCTATTTTAATCTTGGAATCAATATCAAAACTAGTTATAGAATCGGTAATTGTAATTGAAGTTAAAATGCCACTATTTGCTGGTAGTGCTCTAGTCAATTTAGATTTAAATTGATTGAACGAGATTTTTTTAGGACCTTCTAATGACAAATACTTTGATGAAGATATTCCAGTTATATTAATGTAATAGTTGTCTTTTAGATTGAGACTTGTAGAAGCAATTCCAGTGACAGTGTTATTTGATTGAACAAATGTAACTCCAGATTCTGAAAGTGTTTGTGAGGATATGCTTGTTACCCCAACACCAATCAATTCACTGACTTCTGCAGATGCCCCAAATCCACCTGTTCCATCATTATTAAAGATAATTTTATCTCCAATAGAATATCCGTTACCAGAAGAAACAACTTCAATAGCATCAACTGTTCCACTTAAAGTGCTTAATACGGTCAGATCTTCTTTATAAACGTTTGGATAGAAGTCAAAATAATCATAATAGTTTTCTTTATCTTCAATGTAATATGGGAATGTATGCTTAATAATATCTAAATCATTGAAATTTAAATTTTGACTGTAACTTAAATCAAAATTTTCTTCAACTGGAGAATGATTATATTCTGGACCAATAAAATATGGGAAAGTGGATGTTGCAAAATATGCATAAATTCCATTTGGATATTCTGGAGTGATGCAGTATCTGCCATTATTTTGATCTAATGTGCCGAGATCTTTAACATAAGTATAATCTTCTATGCAATCAAGATTTGAAGATTCTGAAATGGTAGGTGATTGTCTAACCTTTTTATAACTACTGGTCATTTTAACAATGTCACCACTTCCATCTATATTTTCATATGCATATGGACCATAAAT